GCCGGTGATCCCTCTGAAGGTGCCAGTGCAATGAACGACAATGTCACGCTACGGGTAAATGGCCGGGAGTGGAATGGCTGGACATCGGTGCGCATCGGTGCCGGTATTGAACGGCTGGCGCGGGATTTCAGTGTGGAGATCACCCGCCAGTGGCCGGGAGATGAGGGTATCACCACGCTTCAGCCGCGCATTAAAAACGGTTCAAAAGTGGAAGTGCTGATTGGTGATGAGCTGGTGATCACCGGCTGGGTGGAGGCGACTCCCGTTCGTTACGATGCCCGTTCGGTCAGCACCGGTATTGCCGGACGTAGTCTGACCGCTGACCTGATTGACTGTGCAGCCGAACCGACACAGTTTAACGGACGATCGCTGGTACAGATTGCGCAGGCGCTTGCTGCGCCTTTCGGCATTGAGGTGGTGAACAACGGTGCGCCGTCGGGCGTTATTCCTGATGTCCAGCCTGATCACGGCGAAACGGTGATTGAGGTGATCAACAAAATACTCGGTCAGCAGCAGGCACTGGCTTACGACGACCCGCACGGCAGGCTGGTGATTGGCGGTATTGGCTCAACGCGGGCACATACCACGCTTGTACTCGGGGAAAACATCCTTTCCTGTGATACGGAGAAGAGTATCCGGGAGCGGTTTTCTGTTTACCAGGTGGCGGGGCAGCGTGCCGGAAACGACGATGATTTCGGTGAGGCCACCACCACCGCGCTGCGGGCCCGCACAGAGGACGCATTTATTTCCCGTTACCGTCCGATGTATATCAGGCAGACAGGGCAGGCCACGGGGGCAGGCTGTATTGCGCGTGCTGACTTTGAAGCCCGACAACGGGCGGCGCGGACGGATGAAACCACCTATGTGGTGCAGGGCTGGCGACAGGGTAACGGTACGCTGTGGCAGCCCAACCAGCGGGTGATTGTCTTCGATCCGGTCTGTGGTTTCGACAATACCGAACTGCTTGTTTCGGAAGTCACGTTTACTCAGGACCAGAACGGCACCCTGACGGAAATCCGTGTCGGTCCGCCTGATGCTTATCTGCCTGAACCCGAAGCCTCCGCGCGCGGAAAAAGAAAAAAGCCAGAGTACAGGAGGACCCGTTCTGATGAGGACGATTGAAGCCATGCAGCGACAACTCCTCGGCCTGATTGGGCGGGCCGTGGTGAAAAGCATCAGTGCCGCCACGAAATGTCAGACCGTGGATGTGTCCCTGATTGCCGGTGAACCCAAAGCAGGGGTTGAACATCTTGAACCCTACGGTTTTACCTCAAGGGCAAACAGCGGTGCGGAAGCGGTGGTGTTGTTTCCGGATGGCGACCGTTCTCATGCGGTGGTTGTTACGGTGTCGGACCGGCGCTACCGCCTGAAAGGGCTGCAGACGGGTGAGGTGGCTGTCTATGACGATCAGGGGCAGTCCGTGACGCTGACCCGGGAGGGGATCGTGGTGGACGGTGCAGGTAAAACGATCACGTTTCGCAATGCGCCTAAGGCACGTTTTGAAATGGACCTGGAAGTGACAGGACAGGTGAAAGACCTGTGCGACTCCGGCGGCACCACCATGTCAGCGATGCGGCTTGCCTATAACGGGCATCGTCACAGAGAGAACGGTCAGGGCAGTAACACCGACAAACCTGATAAAGCGATGGAGGCATGATGGAACTGTGGCTGACGGTGAACGGTAAACGCACCTGCGCCAGCGCACCGCTGGATCCGCTGACCCGCGCCGTGGTGATTTCCCTGTTTACCTGGCGGCGGGCGGAGCCTGATGACAACGCCGACGTCCCGATGGGATGGTGGGGGGATACCTGCCTGCGGTACAGAATGACCGTTACGGCTCCCGACTGTGGCTGCTTCAGCGCAGCAAACTGACCAATCAGCTGGTGCAGACGGTAAGGGGGTATATCCGCGAATGCCTGCAATGGATGATTGATGACGGCGTGGTGTCCCGTATTGATCTGGATATTCGCCGCACCGGGATTAATGAACTGGGTAACAGTATCACTCTCTGGCGTCGTGACGGACCGGTAATGATTTCTTTTGATGATCTGTGGAGTGCGATAACGCATGGCGGACAGTGAATTTCAGCGCCCGACGCTGGCAGAAAATATCAGTATGCTCCGTAACGATTTATTCGCCAGGCTGGACGTCAGCGACACGCTCCGGCGCATGGATGAAGACGTGCGGGCAAAGGTGTATGCGGCGGCGCTGCATACGGTTTACGGGTACATCGATTATCTGGCAATGAACATGCTGCCTGACCTGTGCGATGAGTCCTGGCTGGCGCGACATGCTGCGATGAAACGGTGTCCGCGCAAGGGGGCCACGGCTGCCAGCGGGTATATGCGCTGGGAAGGTGTCAGCGATGGCCTGAAGGTGACTGCCGGGAGCGTGATTCAGCGCGATGACCTGGTTCAGTACACGGCAACTGCCGATGCAACCAGCTCCGGTGGTGTCCTGCGTGTGCCGATCACTTGCTCAACTACAGGCGCGGTCGGTAACGCTGACGACGGTACGGCATTAATCCTGGTCACGCCGGTGAATGGTCTGCCGTCTTCCGGTGTGGCTGACACCCTTACAGGCGGATTTGATACTGAAGAGCTGGAAACGTGGCGCGCCCGCGTCATTGAGCGGTATTACTGGACGCCTCAGGGCGGGGCTGACGGGGACTATGTCGTCTGGGCTAAAGAAGTGCCCGGCATTACCCGCGCATGGACATACCGACACTGGATGGGAACGGGGACTGTCGGTGTGATGATTGCCAGCAGTGACCTGATTAACCCCATTCCGGAAGAATCAACGGAAACGGCAGCAAGACAACATATCGGGCCACTGGCCCCGGTGGCAGGCTCTGATTTGTATGTATTCAGGCCGGTGGCACATACGGTGGATTTTCATATCCGCGTGACGCCGGACACACCAGAAATACGGGCTGCCATTACCGCGGAGTTGCGTTCGTTCCTGCTGCGTGATGGTTATCCGCAGGGAGAACTGAAGGTATCGCGTATCAGTGAGGCGATTTCCGGTGCGAACGGGGAATACAGCCATCAGTTGCTTGCACCGGTGGACAATATCTCCATTGCGAAAAACGAACTGGCGGTACTGGGGACGATTTCATGGACGTGACAAACGATGATTACATCCGCCTGTTATCGGCACTGTTGCCGCCCGGTCCGGCGTGGTCAGCCAGCGATCCGGCGATTGCCGGTGCGGCACCGTCATTAACCCGTGTTCATCAGCGTGCGGATGCCCTGATGCGGGAGCTGGATCCGCGCACCACCACTGAACTGATAAACCGCTGGGAGCGTCTGTGCGGTCTGCCGGATGAATGTATTCCCGCAGGGACACAGACCCTTCGTCAGCGTCAGCAACGGCTGGATGCGAAGGTTAACCTGGCGGGCAGCATCAACGAGAATTTTTATCTTGCACAGCTTGCTGCCCTGGGCAGACCAGATGCCAACATCACGCGATACGACAAAAGCACGTTCACCTGCTCATCGGTCTGTACTGACGCGGTGAATGCGCCGGAATGGCGGTATTACTGGCAGGTCAACATGCCAGCCGCCACAAACACCACCTGGATGACATGTGGCGATCCCTGTGATTCCGCGCTGCGTATCTGGGGCGACACCGTTGTCGAATGTGTGCTTAACAAACTCTGCCCGTCGCATACCTACGTAATTTTTAAATATCCGGAGTAATCCATGCATCGTATAGACACGAAAACCGCGCAGAAGGATAAGTTCGGCGCGGGTAAGAACGGTTTTACCCGTGGTAACCCCCAGACCGGCACACCTGCCACCGATCTGGATGATGACTACTTTGACATGTTGCAGGAAGAGCTTTGTGGCGTGGTGGAGGCATCCGGTGCCAGCCTGGAGAAGGGGCGGCACGACCAGCTGCTTACCGCGCTTAGTGCGCTACTGTTAAGCCGCAAAAATCCGTTTGGCGATATCAAATCGGACGGCACGGTGAAAACGGCTCTCGAAAACCTTGGTTTGGGAGAAGGTGCTAACTGGGTTATGTTACCTGGAGGAATGATAATTCAGCGTGTTTATCTTGGATTTCCTATTGGCACCAATGTAAGACACATAACTTTCCCCCGGTCGTTTACAACAACGAACTATTCCATCTCAATTAACTGGAATGATATCGGTACTGTAACAACTGAAACACAATCGCCAGCAAATGTGGCGGTTGTTCATCAAACAAAATCATTAACAGGGGCCAGCATCTGGCAGGCAGGTCCCGGAGGATTTAATGTGGACATTATAGCGGTGGGGTATTGATATGTACGTATGGAGCGCTAAAGCAAATGGCTTTTTCCCCATATCGGAGAAAGAAAAATTTGAGGCATCAGGTCTGTGGCCTGATGATGGTGTAATAGTCAGTGAGGAAGAACATAAAAAGTTATTTATGGATATTCCACCAGGAAAACAGATTGGAACACTGAATGGAAAACCAGCACTGATAGATATTCCTCAGCCGACCAAAAAGGAATTAATAGCTATTGCTGAAGTTAAAAAATCCCAATTACGGGAAAAAGCTGACAGTGAAATATCCTGGCGTCAGGATGCTGTTGATGCTGATATCGCAACTGATGAAGAAACTTCAACTCTCACCGAATGGAAGAAATACCGTGTGCTGCTGATGCGTGTTGATACTTCAACAGCACCCGATATTGAATGGCCTACGCCTCCGGCAGTTCAGGCCAGATGACATCCGGCGCGGTGCTGGTATCTGTTGCCGTCACCGCGTCAATGTAATCCAGCACAGCGTTAAGCCGGGTTGTTTCTGCCTGCGTCAGTTTCCGCCCGGCCTGTAATTTCAGCTGAATCAGACTAATGGAAGCCATTGCTGCATCAATCAGTGACTGGCGCTGTGCTTCTGCCGCTTCTACTGCGGCATCGTGTTGTGCCTCAGTATCTGTCACCCATTTCTCACCATCCCATTTATCATATGGCGTTAACGGTGAAAGCGTGACATAACCGTCTTTGATGGCACCGATATAATCCACTGTAACAGCTGCGCCATTTTCTGTTGAGTAAACAGTCTCATTGCGATGGTCTTCTTCATGGCTCCATCCCTTACCCGTGAATACTGCCACTTGCCCCGGAATGTATTCGCCCGGGTCAATACCAGTGGAACAGGCGGGCATACTTACGCCAGTATTAATATATTCATCAGACCAGCCCGTATATTCAGACGTTACTGCATCATAATAATAACAACGCATATCACCCGGCACTGTAGCCAGCCCATTTTCATCAAAAACAGGTTTCATTATGCAGCCCTCACAATATAATTAAAGGCGATGTTACGTGGACGGTTTTCATTAGCTGTTGGCACGACACGAGAGGCGTCGAATCCAAGGTCATCGGTTTTGCCTATATCAGTTGTGTTATTCGGCATTCTCGCTGATCGTGTTCCTGCATCGTAAAAAGCCCCTCTGATTGCATCAAAAGACATGCCGATCCCGCCATCTGCGAATCCCTCAATATTTCTTATTGCATCCCCCTGTGAAGATAATAATTGTCGCCCGGCATCCACTCCACGTCCGTCATCCCAGCCACGAATAAATTCACCGCGTAAATCAGGCAATTTATTTGTCGGGTAAGCCTTTGCCAGTTCCGGGTATTCTTCAGCAGAAAAAGCTGCTCCGTTGCATTTTAGCCAGCCTGTTGGCGGAGTGGCTGAGGGCCACGGAACAGGCACACCAACAGGTAATGCAGAGCCTTCTCCCAAACCAAGGTTTTCGAGAGCCGTTTTCACCGTGCCGTCCGATTTGATATCGCCAAACGGATTTTTGCGGCTTAACAGTAGCGCACTAAGCGCGGTAAGCAGCTGGTCGTGCCGCCCCTTCTCCAGGCTGGCACCGGATGCCTCCACCACGCCGCAAAGCTCCTCCTGCAACATGTCAAAGTAGTCATCATCCAGATCGGTGGCAGGTGTGCCGGTCTGGGGGTTACCACGGGTAAAACCGTTCTTACCCGCGCCGAACTTATCCTTCTGCGCGGTTTTCGTGTCTATACGATGCATGGATTACTCCGGATATTTAAAAATTACGTAGGTATGCGACGGGCAGAGTTTGTTAAGCACACACTCGACAACGGTGTCGCCCCAGATACGCAGTGCGGAATCACAGGGATCGCCACATGTCATCCAGGTGGTGTTGGTGGCAGCTGGCATGTTGACCTGCCAGTAATACCGCCATTCCAGCGCATTCACTGCGTCAGTACAGGCCGATGAGCAGGTGAACGTGCTTTTATCGTATCGCGTGATAGTGGCGTCTGGTCTGCCCAGGGCAGCAAGCTGTGCAAGGTAAAAATCCTCATTGATGCCGCCCGCCAGATTAACCTTCGCATCCAGCCGTTGCTGACGCTGGCGAAGGGTCTGTGTCCCTGCGGGAATACATTCATCCGGCAGACCGCACAGACGCTCCCAGCGGTTTATCAGTTCAGTGGTGGTGCGCGGATCCAGCTCCCGCATCAGGGCATCCGCACGCTGATGAACGCGGGTTAATGACGGTGCCGCACCGGCAATCGCCGGATCGCTGACTGACCACGCCGGACCGGGCGGCAACAGTGCCGACAACAGACGGATATAATCATCGTTTGTCACGTCCATGAAATCGTCCCCAGAACTGCCAGCTCATTTTTTGCAATGGAGATATTGTCTGCCGGTGCAAGCAACTGATGGCTGTATTCCCCGTTCGCACCGGAAATCGCTTCACTGATACGTGACACCTTCAGTTCTCCCTGCGGATAACCATCACGCAGCAGGAACGAACGCAACTCGGCGGTGATGGCAGCCCGTATTTCCGGTGTGTCCGGCGTCACGCGGATATGAAAATCCACTTTATGCGCCACCGGCCTGAATACATACAAATCAGAGCCTGCCACCGGGGCCAATGGCCCGATATGTTGTCTTGCCGCCGTTTCCGTTGACTCTTCCGGAATGGGATTAATCAGGTCACTGCTGGCAATCATCACACCGACAGTCCCCGTTCCCATCCAGTGTCGGTATGTCCATGCGCGGGTAATGCCGGGCACTTCTTTAGCCCAGACGACATAGTCCCCGTCAGCCCCGCCCTGAGGCGTCCAGTAATACCGCTCAATGACGCGGGCGCGCCACGTTTCCAGCTCTTCAGTATCAAATCCGCCTGTCAGGGTGTCAGCCACACCGGAAGACGGCAGACCATTCACCGGCGTGACCAGGATTAATGCCGTACCGTCGTCAGCGTTACCGACCGCGCCTGCACTTGAGCAGGCGATCGGCACGCGCAGGACACCACCGGAGCTGGTTGCATCGGCAGTTGCCGTGTACTGAACCAGGTCATCGCGCTGAATCACGCTCCCGGCGGTCACTTTCAGGCCATCGCTGACACCTTCCCAGCGCATATACCCGCTGGCAGCCGTGGCCCCCTTGCGCGGACACCGTTTCATCGCAGCATGTCGCGCCAGCCAGGACTCATCGCACAGGTCAGGCAGCATGTTCATTGCCAGATAATCGATGTAACCGTAAACCGTATGCAGCGCCGCCGCATACACCTTTGCCCGCACGTCTTCATCCATGCGCCGGAGCGTGTCGCTGACGTCCAGCCTGGCGAATAAATCGTTACGGAGCATACTGATATTTTCTGCCAGCGTCGGGCGCTGAAATTCACTGTCCGCCATGCGTTATCGCACTCCACAGATCATCAAAAGAAATCATTACCGGTCCGTCACGACGCCAGAGAGTGATACTGTTACCCAGTTCATTAATCCCGGTGCGGCGGATATCCAGATCAATACGGGACACCACGCCGTCATCAATCATCCATTGCAGGCATTCGCGGATATACCCCCTTACCGTCTGCACCAGCTGATTGGTCAGTTTGCTGCGCTGAAGCAGCCACAGTCGGGAGCCGTAACGGTCATTCTGTACCGCAGGCCAGGTATCCCCCCACCATCCCATCGGGACGTCGGCATTGTCATCAGGTTCAGCCCGCCGCCAGGTGAACAGGGAAATCACCACGGCACGGGTCAGCGGATCCAGCGGTGCGCTAGCGCAGGTGCGTTTACCGTTCACCGTCAGCCACAGTTCCATCATGCCTCCATCGCTTTATCAGGTTTGTCGGTGTTACTGCCCTGACCGTTCTCTCTGTGACGATGCCCGTTATAGGCAAGCCGCATCGCTGACATGGTGGTGCCGCTGGAGTCGCACAGGTCTTTCACCTGTCCGGTCACTTCCAGGTCCATTTCAAAACGAGCCTTAGGCGCATTGCGAAACGTGATCGTTTTACCTGCACCGTCCACCACGATCCCCTCCCGGGTCAGCGTCACGGACTGCCCCTGATCGTCATAGACAGCCACCTCACCCGTCTGCAGCCCTTTCAGGCGGTAGCGCCGGTCCGACACCGTAACAACCACCGCATGAGAACGGTCGCCATCCGGAAACAACACCACCGCTTCCGCACCGCTGTTTGCCCTTGCGGTAAAACCGTAGGGTTCAAGATGTTCAACCCCGGCTTTGGGTTCACCGGCAATCAGAGACACATCCACGGTCTGACATTTCGTGGCGGCACTGATGCTTTTCACCACGGCCCGCCCAATCAGGCCGAGGAGTTGTCGCTGCATGGCTTCAATCGTCCTCATCAGAACGGGTCCTCCTGTACTCTGGCTTTTTTCTTTTTTCGCGCGCCGGGGGCTTCGGGTTCAGGCAGATAAGCATCAGGTGGGCCGACACGGATTTCCGTCAGGGTGCCGTTCTGGTCCTGAGTAAACGTGACTTCCGAAACAAGCAGTTCGGTATTGTCGAAACCACAGACCGGATCAAAGACAATCACCCGCTGGTTGGGCTGCCACAGCGTACCGTTACCCTGTCGCCAGCCCTGCACCACATAGGTGGTTTCATCCGTCCGCGCCGCCCGTTGTCTGGCTTCAAAGTCCGCACGGGCAATACAGCCTGCCCCCGTAGCCTGCCCTGTCTGCCTGATATACATCGGACGGTAACGGGCAATAAATGCGTCCTCTGTGCGGGCCCGCAGCGCGGTGGTGGTGGCCTCACCGAAATCATCGTCGTTTCCGGCACGCTGCCCCGCCACCTGGTAAACAGAAAACCGCTCCCGGATACTCTTCTCCGTATCACAGGAAAGGATGTTTTCCCCGAGTACCAGCGCAGTATGTGCCCGCGTTGAGCCAATACCGCCAATCACCAGCCTGCCGTGCGGGTCGTCGTAAGCCAGTGCCTGCTGCTGACCGAGTATTTTGTTGATTACCTCAATCACCGTTTCACCGTGATCAGGCTGAACATCAGGAATAACACCCGACGGCGCACCGCTGTTCACCACCTCAATGCCGAAAGGCGCAGCAAGCGCCTGCGCAATCTGCACCAGCGAGCGTCCGTTAAACTGTGTCGGTTCGGCTGCACAGTCAATCAGGTCAGCCGTCAGACTACGTCCGGCAATACCGGTGCTGACCGAACGGGCATCGTAACGAACGGGCGTCGCCTCCACCCAGCCGGTGATCACCAGCTCATCACCAATCAGCACTTCCACTTTTGAACCGTTTTTAATGCGCGGCTGAAGCGTGGTGATACCCTCATCTCCCGGCCACTGGCGGGTGATCTCCACACTGAAATCCCGCGCCAGCCGTTCAATACCGGCACCGATGCGCACCGATGTCCAGCCATTCCACTCCCGGCCATTTACCCGTAGCGTGACATTGTCGTTCATTGCACTGGCACCTTCAGAGGGATCACCGGCACAAAGCCGGGATGCGTAATGGCATTACGCCGGATAATGTCCGCGTCACGCGCCGCGTTATCAAACCAGGTCGCCGCCAGCACCAGCGCGGGTAAAACCTCATCCGGTGTGCGCTGAATGATCCGTGCAGACTGTTCAAGGCGCGTGTTGATATCCGCATTCAGATCTGCTTTCACCCGGCGCAGCGCCAGAAACAGCGCATCACTGGTTGTACGGGACAACTCCTTATCAATTGCCGTATTCAGTGTGTCGCGAATGTCAGTCAGTTCTTCCCACGTCGGCAGGTCAACCGTGTTTTTCACCGCCGGTGCATTGTTCAGTGCCGGATGCGTGACGGAAGGCCAGCCAGTGCTCTGCGCGGGTGTTGTTGCCTGCCCCACTGCGGAATTCTGCATCACCGCGGAAGTTGTTGGCGCAGGCAATCGGGTGACGGCATACGCCACTTCGCTGATTGCGGTCGTACGAAGGGTGCTGGCAACCACGTTACGCTGCTGCGTCGCCGTGGCGGTGGTTTTACTGTCCGTTTTCCAGACGCCGCGCGGTTGCAGATCGCTGCCGAGGCTGACACCGGAAAGCGTTTTGATCATGGTAACCAGGTCGCTGGCGTTACCATAAAGGCGTTTCCCGGTACGCCACATTTTCTGCACCTGCTCAACGAAATTTTTGCCTGACGATGGCGGCGGCAGAAGTACCGAGATATCCCCCTGCAACAGCCTGGCGGCATCCGATACGGCAGAATCCACCACTTTCATCGCATCAGAAACATACCCCAGCATTATGCTGGCATTACCGATAACGTCGTTCTGCACGAAATCCGCCACACCATCGATACTGAAACCGCTGAAGCTGTCACTAATGCAGTCATCCAGTGCAGAACAGGATGACATCAGCGTCTGCGCCGTCGCCGCACCTGATGTGGGGTAAGAGAGTTCTCCTGCTTCGACAAACTTCAGGTCAAAGCGGACAATACGCCCTTCACTTTTCGATGTGCTGACCCGAACTTCCCCGTCAACACAGACTTTCAGCTCACCATATGTCGGGTGGACAAGCGTGCCGGGACCGGGTTTATTCAGCGCTTCAATCAGGCGATCGCGCTGGTCAAAGCAGTCATCTCCCACCACATAAGCTGTGATGGACGGGCGGAAAGTGACTTTTCCCAGATCTTCGGTATAGGGCTTGTCGCGGTTCGGGTATTCATGTGTTTCCACACGGCGACCGGTTCCCGCACTTTCTTCTTCAACCTTAAACGGCACGCCGCGAAATGACGCGTCCTGAAGCCTGTCACGCCAGCCTGAAGACGACGAAAGTAATGAAGGTCGGGTGGGAAATGAGGATAAATCCATAGACTGACCTCAAAAAGGACTGCGTTATCGTGGAAAACGAAAAGGGGAATACCCCACATCGTGCGTGATTTTCATCAGGGGATCGGCTTTTCCCGGTACATCAATTATCTTCATACCTGGCGGAGCATTCTCGAACGTGACTTTCAGCTCGCTGTGCTGTGTCATGGAAGAAGATGGATTCAACAGCGGAACATTGGGTTTGTACTGACTCAGGCTGGCCTGATACTGCTCGTACTCTTTACGATCAAAAAAAGGCGTCCAGTCTGAAGCCAGAAACAGCCCTTTATTATCCAGCCAGTTAACCGTATCTTCAGGAACAACACTTTCCAGAGTATCTTTAACCGGCTCATATATCAGGGTTCCCAGAAAACCATATACCCCGGCCTTCCCGATAAAGCCGCGGCCTTTCCCCATCAATCCCGTTTCTGCCGATACCTTCCCCAGCGTACGCATCTCTCTGGTCACTGCGGTAATGGATTTGGTAACGTCAGCAACCCATTTGGTTGCCATAAACAGGGCAATCGCTTTCAGAACAGTTTCCCATCCCCCCCATCGCCTGCGCCGTTTCATCCACCACGTGCCAGACTTTTTATGACAGGACCTACGGTTTCCCAGTTATCAATAATGAGGTAAGCGCCACCAACCAGAAGAGCAATCAGCCCCTTAGCAGGCGTCATATTCATCACACCGCCGAGAACTTTCATAATTCTGGACAAAGAGCCTGCAGCGGCTCCCACCGTCAGTAAGGCCAGACCGATTTTAGCAATGGTCTTAACGAGCTCCGGGTTTTCACGGACAAAACGTTCTCACTTCCTCAAGGAGCGGTTTTACCGCTTCAAGACCATCATTAACCTCAGGAAGAAACGTTTCCCCCAGCGTGGAAGAAATGGCATCAAGTTGATTTTGCAGAAGTAAAAGCTGGTTTTCCGTCGTCGCTGCCCTCGAAGCATATTCCTTCTGCATCGAACTGCCATATTGCTGGGAATCCGCAACCCGCCTGAAGTTGGTACGCAACAAATCAAGGTTAGTCAGCAGAGGTGCTATCGCGCCCAGAGACTCTTTCCCGAACAGGGCATTCAGCACAGCTGCCTGTTTTTCTTTAGGCACTTTAGCCATCGCATCCAGTACAGACAGCATGGTGCCCCGGGCATCTTTCTGCATATCAGTAGCTAATTTCTTCGGATTGATCCGCAGAAAACGCAATGCCTGTTTCTGCGATTTTGTCGCGGAATTTCCCGCGGTCAGGGAAAGCATGAAGTTCTTGATCCCTGTGGCGGCAATTTCTGACTCCACGCCCATCCCGGCAATGGTTGCCCCCATCGCCGCGATTTCGCCGGAAGCCACACCAGCAACACCACCTAAAGGACCAATACGCGTAACAATATCGGAGATTTTCTTCGCATTCGCCGGGCCGGTATTACCAAGGTAGTTGATTTTGTCAGCCAGCCCAGCCACTTCATCCTGTGTCATATTAAACGCAGTACGCCACTGGGCCATCATCTGCCCGGACTCTTCAGCCGTTGTATCAAAGGCCACGCCCATCTTCACCGCATCAGTGGCAAACTGCATCAGTTCATCACGTGCAATCCCGGCCTGACCGCCAGCCGCCACAATTTCCGCGATCCCGTCTGCAGACATGGGAAGCTCTGTAGACAAAGCGCGTACCTGCTCCGTCATGGCCTTAAATGCATCCGGCGTATCCAGACCGTCCACCACTTTGCGGACATCAGCCATCTTCGATTCAAGGGTGATGGCTGATTTTACAGGGAGTGCCAGTGCCCCCATTATTGCAGTACCAGCCCCGGCAGCGCCCAGAGCAAGGCTGGAGACTTCTTTCTGAAATCCCTTAAGCTGACGCTGCATACCTTTAAGCGGGCCGGATAGCCTGTCAACGGCGGTGATGATGGCTTTCAGCTGAAAATTATCAGCCATGCTTCATCTCCTCATTTATACGGACGGCCTCTGCCTCCAGATCAGCAAAGTGAGAAATAGCCGTCCGGCGAAGTTCAAGGGGGTTTAATTTCCAGAACCACGCGACATTGTAGAATCGCTTCCGGAGGTCTCTTCCGTCTCCAAGCCGGTAAAAAAACGCATTACAATCATGCCTGCCTTGAAAATATCCAGCTTCGTCATCTGCGCTGCAGACGAGCGCGGGATCCCGGCCAGAAGCGGGATATATTTCAGCGCCACCTGACTGTCCATTTTCATACCACCATCAGGCGAAACAGAGAAAGGGAACCCCAGCGCCTCAATCTCGTCATACGTAGGCTCACGTATTTCCAACACATGCAGTGTTTCTTTGTGGGCGATGATCGGTTTTTTAAGTACAAGCTCAATCACTGGTAATCCCCTTCTTCACCGTGAAATTCAATATCGACCGTGCCTTCTTCGGCATTATGGTTCGCTTCACCGTGCAGCCAGGCAGACGACAATACATAGACCTGACCGTTCGCCAGCTCGGCAGTGATGGTCATCTCATCAGACGAGGTGATTTTGCTCACCGGAAAATTCTTCGGTACCTTGAAAGTCCCTTTGACATAAGGCGCACGGTGAGTTTCCTTGCGGTCCACTGAACCGTCCAGGCCGATGATGTCATCATTGACCGTCCTGTTCATGGGCACCTCAATGCCGCCGGTCAGCGATAGCTGTTGACCGTCAATTTTGAAATAACAGGTTCCCCCGATACGGGCCATTATGCAGACTCCTCTGAATACTGAAGACGGAACTGGTTAACCACGGCAAAGACACGCAACTGGTTAACATAGTCAGGCGGGAACAGCGTGTTCAGGCGGTTCGGATCGCTGGCATCACGCTCCACAACCAGGTACTGCTTAAACAGTTCGTAGTTTTCCACGATCCCCGCACGCTCAAGCTGACGGTAGGTTGTCAGCAGTTCCCCTTTGATCACCGCCGGTGTGACAATCGCCTGACCGGGACCAAAGCGGGTACCGTCGCTGGCAAGCTTGTGACGCCCGTACTTACTGGTAATGACGGATTTCAGTTTGCGCAGCACATACGCGCTGGTATGCAGCGTCTCGCTGTCGAGGTAGCTGTTATCCGCAACACCGTAAGCATTTTTCCTGTACGTGGTGACATCACGCTGAATGCGCAGCACCCCGCTTTCGACATACGCCGTTGCCACGCCATGCGACAGCAGGGTCTGTTGTTCGGTCATCGTGAACCGTTTCCCCTTCGGCGCAGGCAGCATACCCACCAGCTCACCGGTCTGCGTGGGACGTGCCGGATCGTTGCGAATAAACACTGCTGCGCGGGCGGTACGGCTTGCCGCCAGCTCGTCGGCAGGCGTCGGGGTCTCTTTTTCGTATCCCTCCAGGGTAATGTGCTGCTGGTTAAACTGGTCACCTGCGGTCACCAGTTCTGACAGCGTGCCGATCTTTGCCGTATACACATGACCATACAGCTGACGCGCATAGCTCCAGCGACCGCTGGTATCGTTCATCTCGGTCACCAGCGTGTTAACGGAGGCCGTGTCGTTGAACGGCAGGCCGATATAATCAAACGGCTCATCCGCCATTGCAGCCACCGCGCCGGTGAGAACAGGAGCGCCCGTTCCAGCGGTACCCGTCGCCACGGCAATCTGTACGCCCGCTGGCAGCACTTCGCCCCCACCAAAGCCGTAGTAATTGAGGCTGACAGGAATTTCATTCCCGCAAAGCCCCTTATGACGCGCGGTCAGTGTGATCACGCCTGCCGAAGATGAGGCAGTAAACGGCAGGGTCGGAACGGCATTGATGGCATCTTTGATACTGCTGGCAATCGTCGCGACGTTATCGCCGTTGGTCACCGGTGCCTGCACGCGGGTACGTCCCACATAAACATTCACCGTGCCGGTTTCGGTTGCCGCTCCGGTCACCGTCAGCGTAACTGTTGCCGCCGCGCCCGTGGATTCAGGAACGGCAATCACATACAGTTCACCAAACGGGTCGGTCTGGCGATAAGCCTCGACCATACGCGACAACTGACTTCCCGCACCACAAATCTGGCGTGCATAGTCTGCCGATGGCATCAGCACCAGACTGTTGGCAACAATCTCTGCACCGTTATTGGCATGACCAATCAGCAGCGATGCTCCGCTGTCCTGTGCAGTATTCGCCGCCGAGTTATCCATTTCCGCATAAAAATCGGAACCAGCGTATTCGACGGAATGGAGTTAAAGCTTATCGTCATCGGTATTCACCTTTTCATTCACGCGCCGGATATCACCCGCTGCTTCACGGCGCAGCCAGTAGTTGTTCTCATCAACATTTCGCCCCTCGGCGGGCAAAAGGTCGCCGCGGGCAGGGTCAGGAACTGACCGCCCTTTAACAGGTTTCACAAACATGAAGATTCTCAGGAAGGAAGGGTTATTTCGGTGTGATGTTCGATATCGCCGTCAGGCCCGTTACCGGGATCGAGATAATCAACATCAATCGCCAGCGTTCGCAGTTCATCCAGACTGTTCAGATCATCCTGCTGGCGGGTATCGTCTTCGGTCAGCTCGCTGATGACCGAAAAATCGAACTGATAAATCAGCTCATGACGATTCAGATCCAGCAGCGTGCCACCGTCATAGGTAATCGGATTACCGCACGCTTCCAGGTTCCAGCCCAGCAGGGCCTTAAAGAGCATTTGCCGGACATCGTCCACCACATCATACGAGGCAAACTGACCGCGCTCATCACGCCCGTTACTCAGTATGACAACCACGGAGAAGCCCTCTTTCAGCTCCTGCCAGTAGTCGGTCTGGCTTTTGTTTTCTCCCGGAGAATCATCACCCGGTACAACATATGCCGCCGGGAGTCTCAGCTTTCCGACCTCCGGCAGATTTTTGAACTGTGCCGCGCCTGCCACCCGGTTTTCAAAATACAGACAGCGGGCACGCAGCGCAGCAATAACAGGAGTCAGTTTCATGTTTTTTTCCTTCTTACAGGACGTAATGACCGCTGTAACTCACGGGACAGTAACTTTTGTGTCCAGTAACGACGCTGGTCGATGACATCAGCCATAAAGTTATTACGTGGTGCCAGCCGCCAGCGGGATGAATGCTGCTTTTTCTGGCGCTTATCCTTTTTGCTCATCCCGTATGCGGCATGACGCACACCGTAATACAGAAACGCCGGATAATACGCAGAACCTTCAGGAAAACGCCGGTTACCCTGCCCGTTTTTCTGGTTAGGGGAAATCCTGACCATCAGGCCAGAACGACGGGAGCTTTTACGGGGGACGTAATAACCTATAGAACGCGCAAGTCGTCCGGTCTGATAGCCGGGGTTTTCACCTGGAGCAGACCGACCACGTCGCATCACCAGCCGCCGGGCATCACGCATATAGACACGCCCGATTTGAACAAATGCCCTTCGGAGCCTGGCACGGTTAAACTCCATCTCCTCCGGTTGTTTGAAATCAACGTGTAAAAATGCTGTCTGATCCACTGCGTCCTCCCATTTGTTCTTCGGCACCCAGTTCCGTACACTCCAGCAGCAGAAAGCGCCGCGCCCCGTTCAGATCACGCTGACGTTTCACCCGGTACACACGGTCATCACAGACCACCTCATAATCAGCAGTGATCCCCCGGCGGTAGCGAATGGTGATGTAATGGGTGATGGCGTCCCCGGTCTGCGCGGTTTCCTGCCAGGTGGTGGCACTGGTCTGGATAACCTTCGCCCATGTCCGGAACGTAACCGGGTATTGAGGCTCCACGCCAAAGTTATCCGCGGGCATATCCACCCGCTGGCGGATCAGGACGCGTTTATTCAGTTCACCGGGGTCCGGCAGAATGTAGGTTGCGCTGGTCTGCGCCTGACGAATTTTCATTGCGGAAAGTACCTGTACGGGCCGACAAGCCAGCCAAAACTCTGCGGCATGTCGAGTTTCTCCACTTCCGTAACCGACGAGCGGTTTTCGTAAAAATGGCTGATAAGCATCAGCATCCCCAGACGAATATCATCCGGCAGGTGCAGCCCGTCCGGATCGCTGTCCGGAATGGTTTCATCCGGTGCATAGAGCTTCCGGTTCAGATACGTTTCTGTCCGCTTTTGTGCCGCACAGGCCAGCAGTTGCAGATGGCGGTCATCAGCATCGAAATCCTCATCCAGCCGGAGTTGGGCTTTAATCTCTTCCATTGTCAGAAGCATACTCAGCCCTCTTTACTGGTCGTGGCTTTTTTCTCTTTTGTCGCTTTATTGCTTTTTGCACTGGTTCCGCGCTCTGCTAACCCGGCCTGAAGTGCAATCTCCTGCACCCGGGCAGGAAGCGCCCCGTCGTCATACTCACCGGCCCGAATGACCTCAACACGCATACCGTCCGGTGACCATTTCAGATCTTGTTTCAGGATCATGATTCTTCACCCGTCAGAACAGGGGCGCGGTTCCGCGCCCCTGAGTGATTACGCCACTGCAATCTTCAGCAGTTTGATGGCCTGCGAATCGACCAGCATGCCGCCGGTGCGTTTGGTGGTATAAAAACCGACAAACGGTTTATTGGTGTACGGGTCACGCAGAATGCGGGTGCCGATACGGTCAACGATGGTGTAACCCCGTTTGAAGTTACCAAATGCAATGGCTTTCGCATCAGCGGCGATATCCGGCATCTGTTCGTTTTCAGCGATACCGTAACCCGCCAGAGAGGACGGCTGCCCCAGCTCCAGCCCCGGACGCCACAGATAGTTACCCTCGCTGTCTTTCAGCAGACGTATGGCAAACAGGCTGTTGTTGTTCATCATGAACTTCGCGCCAGTGCGGTGTGCCTTACGCAGCGTGTAAATCAGTTTGATAATGGCGTCTGCGGTCACCGCGGTCGCTTCGCCGGATACAATATGCTGAAGTTTGCCGAACGCCCGGACCTTGTCGGTTTCATCCGTGGATTCATACGCCAGGAACCCTTTCGGCTTCTTGGTGCCATTGCCTGAGGTAAAGGCAATTTCTTCCTGTTCGGCAAATTCGGTTGCCAGCTCGCTGTTGATCCAGGCCTCCACGTTGAAGAAGGCATCGTCCAGCATTTTCTGGGTAGCCTGCGGGTTGCCGTAGATTTCCCCCATGAGAGGTTCAATCAGCTCCAGTCTGGAGGTGGCAGTCTGGGATCGCGTATCCGTTTCCCCCACCCATCCGGAAGCCGTACCGCCCAGATTCACCAGTTTTTGTAGTCGGAACCGCCAACGGTGATCACCGTGGTTCCTGACGCATCACCACTTCATCTTTCAGCAGGTTAAGAATGTTGCGATCCAGTTCTTCCGGCACGGCGTAGCACCGTCTTCATCGGTACCCACCTGCAATGCCTTACGCTCCAGATCGCGCAGACCGTCTTCACGGCCTTTACGCAGGAAGCCCACAAACGCCTCTTTATGCTCGGTGGCCAGTTTATTTTGCGCTCCACCTGCCGGACGTTTCAGCTCAAGCAGCTCTTTTTCAAGGTCGCTTTTGAGATTTTCCAGCTCGCTGAGTTTCCCGTTCAGGGTTTCCACCTGCCCGGCAAGCTTGCCTTTTTCCTGCTCAATCGCATCCACGCGCTTGTCGTTCTTTGCTTTGAAGTCGTCAAACTTCTGCTGCAGCTCCTGCGCGACCTGTTCGACATCTTTAATATCAACCGCCATCGTATTTCTCCTGATTAGAAGTTCAGATTTTTCAGTGCATTCAGTGCAGAGCCCACATCCTCAGCGTCGCGCAGGGACAGTGCGCCATAGCCCCCGGCCATGAATGCTTTGGCCTGGGTACGGGAGAGTCCGACATCACGCAGGACTCTTTCGATTTTTTTCTGTTCGGGGATTTCCCCGCGGGCCAGTGCGTTCTTGACGTCGCTGATCCGCGCCTCGTCGTTAGACGGGAACGTCACCAGGCTGACTTCCCAGAGGTCGATTTCTTTCAGCAGAAAGGCTTCTTTGCTCCGGTCGTATTCCCAGTCTTTCAGGACGTACCCAATAGAAAGGCCGGTTAACGAACCGGCCTTCATGTGTGCATGTGCGCGTTTTTGCGAGGGGATCATCATCAATAAGCAACCGTCCCCTGACGTAAAGCCCGACATCGTCTTCCTTCATTTCGGTGTAAACACCGATGGGTTCATCCATGCGGTGCTGCCAGAGCAGCGCAGGTAACGCTTTTCTGTCACTCCACGCCCGCAGGGAAGCAGCAAATGCCCCGGACATCACCACATCATCGTGGCTGTCCTTTACACCAAAGACGGAGCCATACCCTTCAAACTCACCGGAGTCACTGACAGATTTCAGACTCAGCGGTACATCAAGACGTTGTTTCGTCTGCATTGGCGTTATCCTTCTGCTTACCGGCTTTACTGCCATCGGAGGGTTTCGTGGTCATGTTCATCGGTGTGAGATAGACATCACCACCGGGACGCGGATTCATATCTTCCAGGTCGCGGCAGTCATTGGGAGAGTAAATTCCCCAGTTGATCCCGGTGGCGTAGGCTTCAAAACGGGACTTCATATCCCCGCGCAGTAACGCCCCGGCGTTAAATTTGGCGTAATAAACGCCCTGCTTACTTTTTCGTACCAGTCCGGTGTTGATCCGCTGTTCGATGCGGGTCAGATACGGCACCAGTGAATAGTTGATAAATCCCAGCCCCAGCTCTTCGATATTGTTGAAGGTGGCGCGATCGGTGTTCTGCACCATGTGCAACGGCACCCGGAACAGACGACAGATTTCTTCAAGCTGAAACTTGCGGGTTTCCAGGAACTGGCTGTCCTCGGCGTTCAGCGCCATCGACTTCCAGTCCAGCCCCATCTCAAGGATCATCGGGCGGTGAGCATTGCCAAGCCCGGTGTGACGCTCCTCAAAATCTTTCTTCAGGCGCTCATAAGCCTGATCCGACAGCGTCTGCTCTGTACGCAACACACCGGACGTCACCGCACCATTGCTGAACAGTCTGGCCCCGTGCTCTTCGGTCGCAGCTGCCAGCGATATTGCCTCGCGGGCATAGGCGATGGGATTCAGCCCCACCAGACCGTCCAGCGTCAGCGTGCGCACATGCCAGATATCTTCCTGGCTCAGTACATCCGTGGAGCCGTCCGGGAATGTGACCTGATAGACCGGCTCCCAGCTACTGTTAAGCTTCGGTACCACACAGCCGGGATCGACGGGCAGCAGTTCAGCCACTTCGCCAAATGCTTTCACTTTGTAGGCGTAAAAGTTTCCCCGCAGGCACAGACAGGTGACCACCAGCTCCCAGAACTCCTGCGGCGTCATATAGCCATTGGGATGCGTGGAGATCAGCTTATGCAGACGCTCGCCGGTGGCTCTCTGTTTCAGGCTGCCGTTCAGGTGATACAGATTGCAGGGCAACATCCCGACCGACTCTGCCAGCACCCTGACGCAGGAAAAAACCGCCGTCAGTCGCATGGCCCGCTGGCTGCTGATCTGCTTTCCGGTATAGGTGTCGTAGGACAACCCGATAGCATCCGCCAGCTCTGCTGGCGTGGTCACCGGTGCGTCACTTTTTCGTTGAAATAATCCCGAAAAGAACACTATTTACCTCCGCCGACAGACGACTGTGTACGGTCGAGATATCGCGCCACCAGCCACGACCAGAACAGGCACAACGCCCCGGCAACAACAAACCCCGCCGGGGGATAAATCAGCCAGGCACCATACGCCAGCAAAAGCGCCCCCAGCACGCCCACCAGAGGCGCGAGAATCAGCATGATCATAATTACCTCAGTTAAAGCGAGCGGATCCCATAGGACTCAATGTGGTCAGACAGCGTGTCTTCTTTCTCATACAGCATGGCTCTGCCAACCGCCATAATCAGCGCAACTGCACCGTCAATTTTGTTTTCCGCCTGCTCTTTGACGGGTTTCACCACATCATCGTTACCCGGAATGGTTTTGCCGACCACATTGCCGATACACCAGGTCATGATGGGATTGCCATCATGATGAAAGCGCCCCGATTCAATTGCCGCTTCCAGCTCTTTCATCGGGTCGGACATGTTGGTGTAGTTCTGAATGATAGTGACGGGATTCAGGTCTTCATCAGCAAGGTCATGTGACAACCCGGTCGCCCCGAAGGGGTCGATGGGTGACTCACTGACCGGGCTGATTTTGTTCGCCGCTTTGGCCTCCTCGAGGATGTAGCGATAATCCACCTCCGCACCATCGGTAACGGTCAGAACGCCCATTTCCACCCATTTCTGAAAGCGTTCGGCTGTCCGGCGATCTTCATTTTTCTCGACGCTGTACACCGTGTCATACGGTACCCAGAAGCGCGGAGCCACACTGTAGTAATGCGTTTTACCGTCAATCTCGCGGGTATAAAGTCGCGCCATGCTGTTCATATCCAGCTTACGCGCCAGGTCAAAGGCCAGAATGCACGGTTGCCCCTCGAACTGCTCAAGGGTCAGTGATTTATCCTCGCAGCTCTGCCAGCTCACCAGGTTGAAATACGCCGAACGCGCCGACACCCAGATATTGAGGTGTTTTGTTTTAAAGACGTTTGCCAGACGGGCGTTATTTTTCGCACGCTGCTGCTGACTTAACAAAAATTCGCGATAAACCGACACGCCAATATTCGGGTTAGCTTTTTCCAGCACCTGCGGGTCGGTCCAGTCATCGCCTTCGTCAACGGTATAGATGATCCCGAACAGTTCATCGTTGGGTACCGAACCGTTGAGCATCTCGATAACTTCCCGCCGCTTGTCGTAGCACGGCCCCTCAATGTTGTACCCGGCGGTGGTGATGGCCCACATCAGTGGCTGACGTCGCGCGCCCATCCCGGTAAGCATCGTGGTATAAAGCGCATCGGTGGCGTGCTCGTGATATTCATCCACCACGGCACAGTGGGGTGATGAACCATCACCGGGGTTACCGATCAGCGGTTCAAACCGCGCGCCATCCTCCGGACGGTTCATGTTTGAGGCGTTAACCTCAATCCCGAACGCTTCCGTCAGCATGGGTGTGCGTTTACACATCAGTCGCGCCGGGCGAAAGACTTCCCACGCCTGTTTCTCTGTCGTGGCACCGGAATACACTTCCGCGCCAAACTCGTTATCACAGGCAAAACAATACAGGGCAACACCGGCAGAGATTGCCGATTTGCCGTTCTTACGGGGGATTTCGGTATACACCTCCCTGAAGCGGCGCAGCCGGGAGCCTTTATTGACCCAGCCAAACGCACAGCAGATCACAAAGAGCTGCCACGGTTCCAGCGTGATGGGCATCCTCTTGAATGCCCACTCCCCCTTGGTGTGTGGCAACAGCTGAATAAATTTCGCGGCCCGTTCAGCCAGGTCCTTGTCGAAGCGGTAACGAAACGACTTACTTTTTCCACCATCAGGTCATCAAGATGGCGCTGGCAGGCCTGAATCACAAACTGGCAGGCCACAATCTTTCCGCGCACGACATCACGGGCATACTGATTGGCAGCATTTACGTTGGGGTAAGATTTCCGGCTCATGATTCGATGATTTTCAGAAACGGGTTAGTGGCTTTCTTCTGCCCCGCCAGGCCAATCAGACGCTGGCGGCTGCTGGGGTCGAGTCCGAGCATTGCCCCCGTGCTGCTCATCTCGGACTCCTGTTCTTTCTTGGCGGTCAGCTCCGGATTTTTGACCATGCCACCCATTGCACCGGTGATGGTGTTGCCCTGTCTGGCAATATTTTTCACGGCACGTCGCCAGAACTCGTAGGCCACGCACCACCGCTCAAGTACCGCCAAGTCAGTCACGCACAGCAGGCCCTGACCGCAGAGTTCTTTGGTTGTCAGTTGCCACATGATCGTGGCGAGAGGGAGATCTTCTTCAGCGAACCACTCCGGTGGCTCAACACCTTTGATGGGCGTAAAAACAGGTTCATCTTTGTTCAGGGCTCGCTTGCCGGGGTTTCCGGCCAGCGCCTTGCGCGCCGTTGGCTTGGGGCGACGCCCGGAACGCCCCGCCGTTCCAGCCATATGTGGCACTCCTGGTTAAATTTCATTTTTCGCGGGTATAAAAAAACGGATGGGGCGGGCAGTCCGGAAGACGTCAGGTCACAGGGATTTGACCCGCCCCTCCCCTCTGGCAGTGGGAACTGGTTCTTACTTCAGCCGTTCACGGGCCGTCTTCGCCTTATGACACGGCCAGCACAAACTCTGCAGATTGCAGTCGGCATCAGTGCCGCCATGCGCTTTAGCGATGATGTGGTCAACGGTTTTCGCCTCACGCACCACACCAGCACGCAGACATAACTGACACAGGCCTTTGTCACGCTTCAGCACACGCACGCGGATAACATCCCACTTCGAACCATAACCGCGCTGATGACGGGACTGACCTGGCTTGTATTGCTTCCAGCCTTCGCTTTTGTGTAGCTCGCAGTAGCCTGATGAATCGGTTGTCGTGTTGCGGCAGCCTCTTGCTCTGCAAGCCTTTGGTGTGCGTGGTGGCATTGTCCGCCCTTCTGTTATGTGTTTTTTGCAGGGAGCATAGTAGTGCTCATGTTAAGCCATTACGATGGATCCGCCCATTGTGATGACTATAAAAATGCTTGTAGACAGATTAAGTAGCATTTACTCAAAGACGACAGCGATATAGTATTTAGTTATAGAAAATGTGAGCCACAACAATTCTGGAAATATTCTTTATATTTTTACGTGGCTAGTGATGTAAAATAGAATTTATTTTTCATCTGATAAAGGAAAGTATTAATGACATTAACATTAATTGGTGGCCGTATTAAAGGTAATGGCGGTGATGGCATTAGAGTCGAGGCCGGTAATCCTTTAGATTTAGTCATAATAGGTACTGATATCTCTGAAAATGAAGGACACGGAGTCAACTATAAAGATAATATCCAGGCTCTTCATGCAGCAGGAATTAGAGCTGAAACGCCTCTGGAACAACTAAAGCAGGCATATGAAGAGCTGGTAAGTAGCAAAGCTACTACTGAACAAGAGCAGCTAACTGTATTTGATGGAATAGGGTTTACAAAATACCTATCTTATGGGGCAAATATTGCTACGATATGTAGCCTTCTATTTCAGATCTTCAATAAATAAGATTAGCTTTGACATGGCTTTTGAGATTGTTAGCCATGTCAAATGCTCGCTTCCGATACTATACAAATTTGCTATATCTCATACACTCAGTGAATGACTGCTGTAATGCCGCTAGTCGTCGAGTTGCAACACACCGCGCTCAAGTGACTCTGAGTAGGCGATCAGTCCTGTGTATTCAGGGATAATCTCGCCATCTTCTGCTTCGAATTTCGGGATTGTCCCGGTGGTGATGGTGTACTTGGGCTGGCCATCTTCTTTTGCGAAGGCTGACAGGTCTTCAATCTGTTTTGCTGTAAGAACTACTGTCATGCTCATTCCTCAGTTGTTAAAAAACCCCACTATTGCGAGGATCGTGATTGCTCAATCGTTCTAATATCTTCTTTATCCCTGTTACACATTCCCAGCGCCCCCATCAGACTCACATTCAGCTCCAGACTGGCACCATACGTCAGCGGATTAGGTATAAACGGTACAGGAGTATCAGAAGTCAGGCTGGGTGGCAGTGGTGCCACCGGAATGCTCACGTAAACTGTCCGCGTACTTCCGCAACCGGTCAGCAGCGGCAGCAGGCACAGCACGTGAAGCACAATCATCATCCGCAACAGCCATTTTGATATCTTCCTGGGTTCTCTGTGACCCCAGTGCGATCTGCTGTTTTGCATGCTGGTTAGCCTCCAGTACTGTATTGACGATTTGCAGTGATTGCAGGACGTTATTGGTAATGGCAGTTGCCGATTTGGCATTTTGTACAGCCTCATCAGCACGTTTCTTTTCGTGCTGATATTTGCTGTAGTAGTGGTTGGCAGACCAGATGAAAGAACCAATGACAATAAAGAAGAATGCAGCGATAACCAGCTTATAGCTCAACTTCATTTACCACCCCACCAGCCTCTTTAAACCGGGAAATCAGGTCACTGATTTTATGTTCATACTGACCGTAACCTGCACCAGGTAACGACGCCCAGATATTGCTGCAACGATCGATAGCCTGACGGATATCACCGCGATCAATCATCGGTAAAGCGCCACGCTCTTTAATCTGCTGCAATGCCACAGCGTCTTGGCTTTTCGGAGAGAAGTCTTTCAGGCCAAGCTGCTTACGATAGGAATCCCACCAACGGGAAAGAAGCTGGTAGCGCCCGGCTGCTGTTGATTTGAGTTTTGGGTTTAGCGTGACAAGTTTGCGAGGGTGATCGGAGTAATCAGTAAATAGCTCTCCGCCTACAATGACGTCATAACCATGATTTCTGGTTTTCTGACGTCCGTTATCAGTTCCCTCTGACCACGCCAGCATATCGAGGAAAGCTTTACGCTGAGGATTAAGATTTTGCATTTTTCACCCCTGTCAGTCGTTCCCAGAAGTACGTCAGTGCAACCGAACCCATCGCACCACTAATCCCCGCTGTCGCGAGAATCATGTAAATACTGAATCCACTTTCGATGCTGATCAGGCCACCAATAACACCGGTGAATCCTGATACAACTATCTGAGCCAGAGCATTTATCCAACTCCACGTTGCTTTACTCTGCTTCACATCTATCAGGTAGCGGACCAGACCGCCCCAACCTGCGATGATCAGCAAAACGAGCCAGAACGCTCCGGCAAGGCTCTCTTTTTCGTGCATATGAATAGCCAATGTTTCGCCGCCGACAAAAGGCCGGGACGTTAAATGTCAGAAATCAGGCTCACGGGGTAATTTAACGACAAAGCACGGAGTTGATGCTCCCCGCAAGCCTGGAATAAAAAAGCCAGCATGTAGCTGGCAACAGAGGGTTAAGCAATATCAACTCAACAGCTGAAGACACCCTGGCTGGGGTAGGTTGGAAGGATACTCACCGCCCAGAAACAGAAAAGCCCAAGGCTTTAAACCTCGAGCTTGAATTTGGATTACTGCCAGTGCGTACAACATTGGCAAAATATCAGATTTATATGAAATATATGCTTTTTAATCCAGTTTTGCAATATTTTGCTGTGAAAATGTCGCCTTTTGTTTTGAACGTGTTCTCGTTAGAAGCAATAAAGCTTCGCTATCAAGCTGTAGAAAAATGTGCTTCATTGCAACCCAGCGTTCAGTGAATGTCTCAGACCAGTTTTTTGATGTCACTCCCACCAGTGACGCCAGTTCCTGGTATTCATAAGCCTCACGCCCTGCCAGTTCGCTCTTCACATCCTGTGCCGCCAGCCAGATCAACTTCTTCAGGCGTTCCAGTGTCTTACCTGCAATTTTTCTGGTACCCAACAGAGTCTTAAACTCGCTCCATGCCCACTGCGTTATGGCAACCTGATGCTCCCAGCGAATATTTTCACTGTAACTCCACAGCAACCATGCTTTCTGATGCTCATCGAGAGACAGAACAGCGCGGCGCCATGAAGAGGTTGAAAACTCGACCGGACTGATCAGGGCGACAGATGAACCTTTTGCGTACGACTGCTTACCGGAAATCGGCGGATTATCCAGCATAATAATCTTGCCAGTTACCTCATCCAGAATGCGTCGCTTCTTTCGTTTGTATGTACCAGTATCAAATTGTGCATGCTCCAGCCAGGCTTCAAGCTGGCCTTTCGTTGCTCCGCACAAATCAGCGGTAGCCACCATGAGTTGCTCGCGGACATACTGTAAATATTGGGTATTCATGCGGCAGCTCCTTTCAGTGTTTTGGCGTAATTCTTCAGTATCCGGTAATCGGTCAAAACAGAACCAGGAAAACGATATAAGCGCAGGCGCACCCAGCGGCGGCGAAGACGTTCTGCCATATAAGACTCAAACATCATTCATCTCCCAGTTCAGTGATGGTCAGCTCCAGCCTCCCACCTTTGGTAACAGGCATCTTCACAACGCGGTAATCAACGACCTGAGCATCATCCAGCCAGAAACCTGCTTTAGTGAGTGCGTCAAAAGCGGCTTTTTGCAGATTATCCAGGTCACGGCGACGGCGATCCGGCATGTGGCACTCAATGCGGATTTTCACAGGCATAGCCAGGCCGATATCCAGCATTGCGTTTTTAATGATTCGGGCGACGTTATCGCGGTATGCCTGCCCCTCTGCGCTGACGTGCGTGCGCCCGCGATTATGGCGGTAATAGCGATTATTGCTCGGAGGCCAGGGTAATGTGATGCTGTAGGTATTCACGCCTTAATAACCCCCTCTTTCAGCCAGATAACCTGTGTTCTCGCCATACCTTCCAGCGCGCATTCTTTTGCATATCCAGCGTCAACAAAATGCGTGCGGCGGTCGATTTCGTCGTGGCAGGCAGAACATGCAATGGTTGCAATCAGGTCTGGCGGTTTCGTACCGGTGCCGCACAATCCAGTCAGCCGGATATGTGCCAGTACAGACGTTTCAGGGTTGCCATTACATACGCCAGGGATTCTTACCTGGCATTCCCGACCACGCGCTGCTTTTCTCAAATCAGCCATGATTCCTCCTTGCTGCCAGTCGCAACCATTTTTTATCAACCAGGCTGGCGGTATATCCGAGCAGTGTTGGTATTTCGGATGGTTTCAGCTCAGGCTTACGCTTACGACGATTTGGTACTCTGTAGATGTGTCCGTTCATGACACGAATAAGCGGTGTAGCCATTACGCCTCCTGCTTGTCGCGCAGCAGCTGGAACTCGCAGCTCTGCGGAATAGTCAGGTGGCAGCCAATATTCATCGCCCAGGCTTCAACCTTACACAGGAAGACATACATCTCTCCGGTATCAAGATTGGAGGTATGACGTAACGACTGAATAGTGGTGATTTCACCGGTTACGACATCAACCAGGTCTTTGGTTTCATAACCGAGGTATGTGTGTTTGAGAGCATCTTTTACCCATGCTGCAGTAGCGAACGATTTCCCCCTGCTTATGAGGTATTCACTGATTTCGCTGTACCACATGTGGCTAAGTGCATTCTGGGAAAGACTGCGTCTCTCGCGCCACGGTTTAAGCACCATGCGAAAGCATTTGCCGTCCTCCAGATAAGGCTGGATCTGCTGACCGATAGCGGTGAAGTTACCACGATGCAGTTTGATGCCATCTTGTGGTAGGTTCACGCTTCACCTCCGCAGAGGTCAGGCGCTGGATGCAAAAAATCGCAGGTGCATTTCTGCATCTGTGAAGGGAGAAGAGAGTTTGGATTGTATGTGCGCATAAACGTCCCCGTTTAGCGCAGAAGTCACCGGAGTTGTTCAGGCTCCGATGACATGATTATGGCGAGTTGATTAGTGAAAATCAAAGGCAGATTAATTTAATAATCCTTGGAGAAATCTCACGCACCATCTCAATAGTTGCGCTTGCTCTTGAGAATCAACAAAAAGATAAGCGTCTTTATTTCCGTGGAAAAGGTTATTTCTTATCCTTATAACTATCTTTAATACTGTAGACATGGTGTTTAGATCTGTTGCTGCGTCATTTTGAAGCCCATTAACTATTCCCCGCTTATCTCTCTCTCGACCGAAACAGAGGGCGTCAAGTCTTTCCTGCGCATCCCCGTTCAAAATGTATCTCTGCTTAAAATCGTGAAAAAGTTCGTTGGGCACCTTTATCCCGGCGTCAAGTAACGTTCGAGCATAATTTAAACTGTCTTCCCCCTTAGCAAAGCCACCAAAAAAAACTTTGTTCGACCCTAGGAAAAATCATGCTGAATTGAAGATAAACATCAATCAGTTCATCAGATGGAGGCTCCGATAAATTAAGTAACCGCTGCAGTCCTTCTGCACTTATCATTTTTCACCTTCCTGCTTAAGATGTCGAGGGGCGGATGCCTTGGGCAGAGCGATGTCTGCTCACGCATCACCGCTTCCGCTATAACCGACATATTCATCCACTCTTTGAACGCTACGCCGATGGCAGCCAATTCAACGTTTACTTTGTCGCCTTCGTCCTAGATTTTGGCTGCTATGTTAAAGTCTGAAATATCGGTATCAAGTCAATAAGTTGCATAATTTATAAAAAATCCGCCAAAGCGGGGTTGCAGAACTGTCACGACCGAGAGAGGAACAACAGCCACATTAAAAAAGCGATAAGCTTTGCCCTGAATCCATCGGTGGTGGAGAGAAAGTGACATCACGTATTTGCTCCCCGAGCAGAAGAAACCTATCCAAGGGTAGCGGCGGTATCGTAGCAAACCCTGCAGGCCCCTTCTTTCTTGCAATATCTCTCGCATCCATAAGGATACGACCTAACACGTTCATGCCATAAAAGTTACCTTCGGAGTCCTTACTAGCCCCCCAAAATTGGTCCTTCTCTGAGTGCTCAACAATGTCATGATCTCCTGTGCTATCCAATAGCGCGAAGAACGATTCCCAGTTCTGGCAAAGCTTAACGCAGACACACCATTTCATTACCGAAACTCGATTTTTTCCCAACCAGTACGGGTTTTGGCCTCGAAGGTTCTGGCGGTTTGTTTAGCTTCGTAAGGGTTGGCTTGGGTAATAATAACCCTTTGGATATCTGGATAGTCTGGATATCGGCATGCTTGGTAAAGAATTTCACTCGATTGAATGGGTATACCATTAACGAAGAGCGGATATCCTTTGGCCATGTTGGAAAGACCACCCCATTTCTCGGTGGTTTTCCTGAAAGAAACTGTGTTGTGAAACAGGTATAGTCTATAGCTCATGATCACCGATTATACACATTACGCTTCATAAGTGGATACCAGCAATCCAGAGCTCTATTTCCTGTTCGAAGATAAGTTCCCCACCAGTACGCGAGAGGGGTATTATTTGGGCAGTTTCTGAAAGTAAAGATAGTTCCGCCAAACCCAACACCATTGAAAGTTGAAAAGCCTAAGGGCTTTATGACAGCAGAGGGATTTTGACTATGACCAAGGATATCAAACCCAACTTTTGTCAGAATAGTTTCAAAACGATCACGTCTCTGCTCATCAGGAAAAATTTTATTCGCGACGTAACCGTTTCGATATGTTCCTAAATAATGTATTTGACCGTCAGCCCATTCAGGTATTGATACACTTTGCGCTTTTGGCCATAAAACCTCCGAATTCGAACTATTTCGGAGTTTATTTTCAACAAATACAAACTCACCTCCACCAACGCCAACTGAAATATTTCTGCCCGCAAATCTTCGTTCAAGTTGGTCTTTTATCTTCCATGTTGAATATGTGTGCCCACCTAAAAAGTACACCAATATTGTAATATTTTGGAGTTTAAAGTGCTCAATAAACCAAATTAAATCATTGATTGCCTTAGCTCCGGAGAATAAAACATCGTCAACGTAAATAAATTCACGGAATGAACTAACTCTTTGACGTTGTGAAAGTCTGGTCACAACGTTGAATTCTTCTACACAATCTTCTCGAAGTAAATCCAAAAACTCAGATTGACTGGTACCTTGGTTCTGAATATCGAGAAACGCTGCAGTTTGAAAGAAACTTTCATTTTGCTCATCAGTGGCGATACTACTAATAACCCTGCGATAGTCGTTCTCAGAAAAGTATCCAATCCCCATTAATCGGTCCGTTTCCTCTAAGACAAATCGCCTATCAGTTAACTCAAATTGATTAATCCATCGATTAACATGATCAATGCTCATGCCACCTTGAGGAGGGTTTCGATAGTCATTTAGTTTAGTAGCAATTTGCCCCATAAGATCACGATCTGTAACATTACTGTAACACATGTGGATTCCTGTTCATGCATTGATACGAAAGGGTCAGAATACTCTTAAAATAATTCAGTTAAAGCCTTAAAAGTCATAATGTTAACATGTATCACAAATTGTGATTCTTCTCAGTATCTGAGACGTAAACTGAATCCAAGACCACTAATCTGGCTCAAAAAAATTTAGAAAGTTACTCATAATGAATAATTGCCTCTTTGCCCGTTATACACTTGCTCCTTTCAGTCCGAACTTAGCTTTGATTTCTGCGATCTTCGCCAGAGCCTGTGCACGATTTAGAGGTCTACCGCCCATGACAGGAAGTTGTTTTACTGGTTCAGGTATCGCCTCACCACGGTTAATTCGCGCGGTCATACAGGTCAGCTCATCGGCAGCTTTACGCCGTAATTCCGCGTCAGTCAGCGCATTGGCCCGCATGTTCTGGTACAGGTTGGTAACCAACCAGTAGTGCGCGTTTGATTTCCATGGATAAGACTCTGCGTCCGGATACAGGCCACGCTTCCGGCAATACTCGTAAACCATATCAACCAGCTCGCTGGCGTTTGGCAGCCCAGCGGTAACGGATGTTTCTTCCCGGCACCAGGCAACAAACTGCCCGGGTGATGGCAGGAATGGTCGATTCTGCCGACGGGCTACGCGCATTCCTGCGTTAACCTGTTCCATTGTGGTGATCCCGTTTTCCCGGAAAGCCAGAACCCACTGGCGGCGGATTTCGTTCAGTTCGTTCTGATCCCGGTTAGCCAGGCTCGCAGGGAAAGTTGCCAGTAACTGGCTGAACACACCATTGATGATCTGCGCTACCTGCTGTACCTGCGGCTTTTCGTCGTACTGTTCCGGCATATTGTTGGCGATCCGGCGCATCTGCTCACGGTCAAAGTTAACCATCTGTGCGGCGATGTTTTTCATAAATCCACCCCGTAAATCCAGTCAGTGTTCGTCAGGTCGAGTTTTGGTTTGCCGGCTGTCACGCCAGCCTGTTGCTTGTTTCGGTTGATTTCGAGCTGGGTCCACTTGTCGCGGAGTTTGGCCGGACTCAGCACGTTACCGGACCAGAAGTTGTCCTGGCATGCCCAGCGGAACAGCACGCACATGTCGCGGTGGTTACGTCCATCACGTTCACGCATCAGGCGGATATCGTTAGCCCACCCTGCAAAATTCGGTTTTCTGGCTGAGGGCGCGATGGTCTTCACCATGTCAAACATCCACTCTGCGGCGGTCAGGTCTTCTGCTGTCCCCCATTTGCTGCCGCTCTGAATTGCAGCATCTGGTTTCACCACAGGAAGATCGTTTTCTGGTTGGTCAGAGGATTCGCCAGAATTCTCGGACGAAAAAGGTTTTATATTGTCTTTTGTTAGTTTGTCTTTTGTGTTTACCTGATTCGGGTAAACGCCTTTACCTGATTTGGGTAAACTTTTCTTACCTGATTCAGGTAAATTTACCTCTTTCAGGTAAACTTTATTTTTCTTACCTGATTCGGGTAATGTTGCCCATTCACTGACCACATTATTAATACCGATATTCCGCCCGCTCTGAATCAAAATCCCACGCTTTACCAGAACACTTTTTGCAGCAGAACACTTGTGCGGCAATATCCCGGTCAATTCGGACAGTTGCTCGTTGCTCACCCAATCCAGTTTTTTATTAAAGCCATATGTTTTGCGCATGACAGCCAGGAAGACCAGAAGCTGGTGCTGTGTTAATCCGGCCAGCATCACAGCTTCCAGCAACTCATTTGCAATGCGCGTATAACCATCATCGAGATCTGCCACGCGCGGCTCCTTTTGTGCCTCATCCGGCACTGGAAAATTGAATATCTCAGCAGTGTTTGCCATAATTCCTTCCGCAATGAGTGCGTTACGATTTGCACCTGAAAGTCGGCTCTGTTCCCGCAGACCGGCTTTCGCCATTTCTGAACCTGTCATATTGCCCCCAGCATGGTGGTAACCATCGCCATTAATGGACCAGCCAGATCCGGGTCCACACGAAACATCGACACAATACCTTCACTCATTTCCTTCAGTTTCTGGTGGCGTGGTGCGTTGAGAATGACCGCCTGCTTTGCCTCACAGAGTTCCTTTTCCATTTCAGCCAGCCGAGCCATGAAGCTATCCTGCTCAACCAGGTGGCCGCGATATTCCAGCGGTAGTACCGCCAGAATTGCCGGGGTCAGTTCACGCACGTTATTTCGGTATTTTTCAGAATCGAATTTGTTATCGAGGAAGCGGAACAGCTTCTGGCGTGCACGGCTGACATCATCAGGGAAATCGATGGTGCCGCCGCCCTGCTCCCGATACTCATTCACAATGAGTGCGGCAACAACATCCTGATTATCTGCAGCCGACCACGCGCGAACGGCATCACGGATTTTTTCGTGGCCTGGCACCTGTTTTATTTGAGAACGATTTATCACCGCAGTCGGGCTAAATCCGCTAGTCTGTTGGTATGTAAGTGGTTGCATAGTCATTGCCTTATCAGTTAACGCCGCAGTTTAGGCGGCAGAATTACTCGCGTTAAACAATGGTGCAAGGTCGGGACGAATATCTGCTGGTTTAATCTTTCCACCAGTGGCTGAGACAATTTTCATTACATAGCGGGCATCAATTCCGCCACCGTGTAGCCAACGCCAAACAGTGGGCTGGGCTACACCGCATAGATCTGCCAGTCGTTTTTGACTACCTGTAATACTGATTGCGAGTTGAATGGTTTGATTTGTCATTATCAATTCCTATTGGTATTACAATGAATGGATAATAGCAATGCGTATTAATCCAATCAATAGCAAAACGTGTTTTGACCATCAATACGCAAGCGTATAAATTAAAACTTATGAAAAAAGAAACTCTTGCTGATCGCTTAAACCTAGCGATGGAACAATCTGGAATGTCTCAAGGCGCTCTTGCAAAGGCGTCTGGCGTAGCTCAACCCACAATCTGGAGACTGACAAGCGGCAACGCACGCGGCTCAACAAAATTGTTGAAATAGCTAATGCATTGGGTGTTCGAACAGAGTGGCTCTCATCAGGCATAGGCCCGATGAGAAATGACGGTCAACAATCAGGGAAGCCTGCTGTCAACCATTCCAAATACTTCAAAATTGACGTTCTTGATATAGAAGTCAGTGCTGGGCCGGGTGTCATCAACCGTGAGTTTGTAGAAGTCCTACGCTCGGTTGAGTACTCGTTTGACGATGCTCGTCACATGTTCGATGGCAGGAAGGCAGAAAATATCCGCATCATTAACGTACGCGGTGACAGCATGTCAGGAACGATCGAACCAGGTGATCTTCTGTTCGTTGATATCACTGTTAAATCTTTCGACGGTGATGGTATCTATGCGTTTCTGTACGACGACACAGCCCATGTAAAGCGCCTGCAAATGATGAAGGATAAGCTGCTGGTTATCTCTGATAACAAGAGCTACTCACCGTGGGACCCGATCGAAAAAGACGAAATGAATCGGGTATTTATATTTGGGAAAGTTATTGGGAGCATGCCACAGACATATAGAAAACATGGGTAGATTATTAATGACAGATTTCATCAAGATAACCAGATGATGTTTTGGTGAGACATGCTGACATCCTCATAATTTATAGAATGGATGTTTCAAGCAGAGCTTAAGGTATATGGATATGTCAAAAAAAAAATTTTGAATTCAAAAATTACCCAATAGTCTTTATTGGCTCAGGCATTTCAAAAATATATTTAGAGAACTACCCAACGTGGGAAGAGCTATTAAACGAGTATTGGAAAATAACAAATCCCACAAATGATTTCTATAGTTATCTTTTAACAATAAAAGAATCACATAAAAATAACAGTGATAATGATATCGATCATAAGATTTATACAGAGGCAGCAAGTAAAATTGAAAATGATTACAATCTATTGTTTAGGACTGGCAAATTAAAATTAAATGGACTAGATGCCAAGAGGGTTTTTAGTGAAGATATTTCACCATTTAAATACGCCATATGCCAAAGATTTTCTAATAACACAATCAGAAAGGATGTAAATCTTGATGAATTAGCATCATTTAAAACATTAATAAAAAAGGCCAAGATAATCATCACTACAAATTATGATGCTTTCATAGAAAATTTACTTCAAGAGCAAAATATAACTCCAAAACTCTATATTGGAAATAATGGTTTTTTCGAAGATACTATTGGCTGGAGTGAGTTATACAAAATACATGGTGATATAAAGGATCCACACTCAATAATCATAAATAAAGATGATTACGAAAAATATGACAACAAATCTATACTCATTAGTGCCAAGATACTATCTAACATGATTAAAAATCCAATAGTTTTTCTTGGATATTCTTTAACTGACAGGAATGTAAAGAAACTTCTTTCTGATTTTTCCTCACAACTACCTAGAGAAGATGGTCGAAAATCAGCTGAAAGAATAATTTTGATTGAATATAAAGAGAATGAACAGGAAGTAGTACCAAAACAGATTACCGATCAACAGCTACAAATTACATATACATCTGTTAAAACAGATAACTATAAACAGATCTATGATGAGATCAGTGCTGTTGATGAAGGGCTCTCACCTTATGATGTTTTAAGGTATCAAAGAGCCATTAAAACACTTATCATTAATGAGGGTGAAAAAGGGCACTTAGATACTCTATTGGTTTCACCTTCTGACTTAGACAGACTTGAAGAAAGTGTTAAACAAGGAAAAAATTTAGTTGTTGCTCTAGGCGATAAAAAGTATGTATTCACACAAGTTAAAGAAATAAATTATCTTGAAGACTACTTATTTAATAAAAATGAAATATCTAATAAATTAGCCATAGATTTCATATTAGGTTCAGTAAACTCATTACAACTTCCATTTTCAAAAACTATAACCTCATGTAATTTGAAAGAGTTAAGTTTGCCAGCTAAATATGTGTTAAAACTAAATCAACGCATTGAACGCCACGGAAAACTAGACGACTTGCTCAATAAAATCACCTTAGATAAAATCAATGCAAATAAAATTTACACCAACATCAAAGATATAAAGGATGCAAAGTTCAAAAAGTACAAAGAATTGTCTATAGTCATTAAGAACATAAAAAATATCCCCAAAGAGGAGATTGAAGATTATGTTAAAAAAGAAGCGTTTGTTCAATTCAAGGCATGCGACGTTGACAATTTAAAAACCCAGTATAGGAAACTATTTCTTGCCTACGACTTGTTGATTCATGGAAATGTTGAAAAGATAAATTAAATAAACGCCCCGTACAAAGCGATGGCGGGGCTAATAAGTCATTTATGTATCATTTAGCAACTGACTAAAAAAATACACATAAGAACTCAGACTACCAATATTCGATTAAATTTGCTGCCAACCTACCGAGCTCACCACAACCCGATGCCCCTCTGTCACGAGGCACATTAAAGCTGTACAAATTTCAGCCACACCAATAAGTCTTCATACTCTTTTTTATAAAAATTCATTTAATTATCAATCAGAACAAGTATATCAAACATTATCAATACTAATTGCTATTGACTACACCAATAGCTATTGCTATTGTCATGCTATTGCATCGATGTTGGTATCACAAAAATTTATAACTTCACCGTTGCGATGACCGCTTAGATCCGCAGCTTGAATTTCAGCAGGCTCCGGGGAGTGCGAGGGGTGAAGCGGACGCGTGAACGTCGGTGTGACCAGCTGAAATCAACTCAACACTTCATACCTCAGTCGCTTCAACGAGGCGACTTAGTTATGACAACCGGCGGCCATCCACCGCCTGAATACGCGCAGAAGTCTCTATATGTTCAGCAGCCCAGCTTACGGGCAGGAGTTTTTATGGTTCATCAACATTACGGAACGCAGACCGTTAATCGAGGTGCGGTCATGCCAGGAATGCTGGTCAAACACAAAGATGGTACCTGGACTGCATCAGCTAATTTACGCGGACGGCTATATCTGCATCGCGGCATCGAGCGCACTTATACCCGTGATTTGCTCGTGGAAGTTTTTCTCGACGGACGCGGTAACGGCCTGAATCACTAATCCCCTTTCCTGTTTTCCTAATCAGCCTGGCATTTCGCGGGCGATATTTTCACAGCCATTTTCAGGAGTTCAGCCATGAACGCTTATTACATTCAGGATCGTCTTGAGGCTCAGAGCTGGGCGCGTCACTACCAGCAGATCGCCCGTGAAGAGAAAGAGGCAGAACTGGCAGACGACATGGAAAAAGGTCTGCCCCAGCACCTGTTTGAATCACTCTGCATCGATCATTTGCAACGTCACGGGGCCAGCAAAAAAGCCATTACCCGTGCGTTTGATGACGATGTTGAGTTTCAGGAGCGCATGGCAGAACACATCCGGTACATGGTTGAAACCATTGCTCACCACCAGGTTGATATTGATTCAGAGGTATAAAACGGATGAGTACAGCACTCGCAACGCTGGCTGGGAAGCTGGCTGAACGTGTCGGCATGGATTCTGTCGACCCACAGGAACTGATCACCACTCTTCGCCAGACAGCATTTAAAGGCGATGCCAGCGATGCGCAGTTCATCGCATTGCTGATCGTCGCCAACCAATACGGCCTTAATCCGTGGACGAAAGAAATTTACGCCTTCCCTGATAAGCAGAACGGCATCGTTCCGGTGGTGGGCGTTGATGGCTGGTCCCGCATCATCAATGAAAACCAGCAGTTTGATGGCATGGACTTTGAGCAGGACAATGAATCCTGTACATGCCGGATTTACCGCAAGGACCGTAATCATCCGATCTGCGTTACCGAGTGGATGGATGAATGCCGACGCGAACCATTCAAAACCCGCGAAGGCAGAGAAATCACGGGGCCGTGGCAGTCGCATCCCAAACGGATGTTACGGCATAAAGCCATGATTCAGTGTGCCCGTCTCGCCTTCGGATTTGCTGGTATCTATGACAAGGATGAAGCCGAGCGCATTGTCGAAAATACCGCATACACTGCAGAACGTCAGCCGGAACGCGACATCACTCCGGTTAACGATGAAACCATGCAGGAGATTAACACTCTGCTGATTGCCCTGGATAAAACATGGGATGACGACTTATTGCCGCTCTGTTCCCAGATATTTCGCCGCGACATTCGCGCATCGTCAGAACTGACACAGGCCGAAGCAGTGAAAGCTCTTGGATTCCTGAAACAGAAAGCCACTGAGCAGAAGGTGGCTGCATGACACCGGACATTATCCTGCAGCGTACCGGAATCGACGTGAGAGCTGTCGAACAGGGGGATGATGCGTGGCACAAATTACGGCTCGGCGTCATCACCGCTTCAGAAGTTCACAATGTGATAGCAAAACCCCGCTCCGGAAAAAAGTGGCCTGACATGAAAATGTCCTACTTCCACACCCTGCTGGCTGAGGTTTGCACCGGTGTGGCTCCGGAAGTTAATGCTAAGGCGCTGGCATGGGGAAAACAGTACGAGAACGACGCCAGAACTCTGTTTGAATTCACTTCCGGCGTGAATGTTACTGAATCCCCGATCATCTATCGCGACGAAAGTATGCGCACCGCCTGCTCTCCCGATGGTTTATGCAGTGACGGCAATGGCCTTGAGCTGAAATGCCCGTTTACCTCCCGGGATTTCATGAAGTTCCGGCTCGGTGGTTTCGAGGCCATAAAGTCGGCTTACATGGCCCAGGTGCAGTACAGCATGTGGGTGACGCGAAAAGATGCCTGGTACTTTGCCAACTATGACCCGCGTATGAAGCGTGAAGGCCTGCATTATGTCGTGGTTGAGCGGGATGAAAAGTACATGGCGAGTTTTGACGAGATGGTGCCGGAGTTCATCGAAAAAATGGACGAGGCACTGGCTGAAATTGGTTTTGTATTTGGGGAGCAATGGCGATGAAGCATCCTCACGATAATATCCGGGTAGGTGCGATCACTTTCGTCTACTCCGTTACAAAGCGAGGCTGGGTATTTCCCGGCCTTTCTGTTATCAGAAATCCCCTGAAAGCACAGCGGCTGGCTGAGGAGATAAATAATAAACGGGGGGCTGTATGCACAAAGCATCTCCTGTTGAGTTAAGAACGTGTATCGAGATGGCACATAGCCTCGCTCAAATTGGAGTCAGGTTTGTGCCAATACCAGTAGAAACAGACGAAGAATTTCATACGTTAGCCGCATCCCTTTCACAAAAGCTGGAAATGATGGTGGCGAAAGCAGAAGCAGATGAGAGAGACCAGGTATGACAACCACTGAATGCATTTTTCTGGCAGCGGGCTTCATATTCTGTGTGCTTATGCTTGCCGACATGGGGCTTGTTCAATGACACCTCAGCAAGAAAAACGCCCTTCGCAGCATTGCCCGTCAGGCTAATTCTGAAATCAAAAAAGCCAGACAGCAGTTTCCGGATAAAAACGTCGATGACATTTGCCGTAGCGTACTGAAGAAGCACCGCGAAACGGTAACGCTGATGGGATTCACACCGACTCATTTAAGCCTGGCAATCGGCATGTTAAACGGCGTCTTTAAGGAACGATGAACATGAAAAGCAAAATTATCAGGGAGCTACAGGCTCCTTTTTTATTGCTCGCATTTACCCCCAAGCGTATTAACCAACAATTCAGGGATTAATGGAAGATGGCAGACATCATTGATTCAGCATCAGAAATTGAAGAATTACAGCGCAACACAGCAATAAAAATGCGCCGCCTGAACCACCAGGCTGTATCTGCCACTCATTGTTGTGAGTGTGGCGATCCCATAGATGAGCTAAGACGCCTGGCCGTTCAGGGTTGTCGGACTTGTGCAAGTTGCCAGGAAGATCTGGAGCTTATCAGTAAACAGAGAGGTTCGAAGTGAGCGTAATTCACTCTCAGGCACTGCGTGAAGCGGCAGAGCAGGCAATGCCTGACAACTGGGGATTTGACGCGGACCTTTTTCCATGAGCTGGTAACACCATCGATTGTGCTGACACTGCTGGATGAACGGGAAAGAAACCAGCAATACATCAAACGCCGCGACCAGGAGAACGAGGATATTGCGCTAACGGTGGGGAAACTGCGTGTTGAGCTGGAGACAGCAAAAATCAAAACTCAACGAGCAGCGTGAGTAGAAGGTGTTATCTCGGATGGAAGTAAGCGTATTGCTGAACTGGAGGCCTGGGTTGAATACACAAGAGCTGCATACGTAAGAGCAAAAGACAAGGGAGATTTGATCAGAGTTATTACCCGCCAACCAACGGGATTTTACGCTTACGTACCATGTAATTAGGAATCCTTGAAGTGGCAGCCTAACTGCGGATACACTGAAATGGCGATTTGGTAACATGTTTCGCACAAGGCTGTTACTACACTTAGAGATAATCAGCCATGATTAAACGCTTTGTAAAAAGTAAAAGGAAATTACAATGAAAAAATCAATACTAATTTTAGGGCTTACGTTAATTGTCTCATCTCAAATACCATCGGCAATGGCAAAAAATGAATCAAAACTATGGGTTGTTGTTGATCGAACGGAAAGACATACCTGCCCTTCAAGTAAATGTGGAGTGGCTGGGAAACTATTTTTCAGGGAAGGCGTAGATTTTCTAGAAAAAAAGGTGAATGGGTTCGTATAACTGAGCCATATTCAGCCTCATGTGTTGGAGGGGAAAGCGAATATATTAAAGAAGGTAATAAATCCTGCACAAGAAAAAATGGAATCGTTAATGGCAAGTTTTCAGAATGGGTTAAACTTAGTGATCTTAGCAGTGAAAGGCCATCAGATCCTGCTGAAAATGCGAGCGGAGATGATACTTTAATCAAAGGATCTGATGACTACCGTATATACAAAAAAGAGTTTTCTTCGGCAGCTAGGAAGTTAATAAATGAAGGGGTCTGCACGGAAAGCGATTTTAAGGAAATCGGAGGGTGGATGGCATCAAGCAATAAGGGTGAAAACATCTATTTCACATATTGCGGAGGAATGACGTTGTCGAACAGAATATACCTAGATGTTAAAAGTGGAAAGACTTTTAGATAATATGATATTACCAATGACAGTATTGATTTAATGCCTCCATAGAATTATCTCTAGGAAGTAGGTATAAGAAAAGCCCGCACAATGAGCTGCTGCGGGCTTTGTGTTATTCGCCATATTTTATGAAGCAAATACGACACTATAGATAATTAAGCGTTGCTGGTTGTCGATTCCTCAATCACTCCTGTTGATGGCTCTCTTCTTGTATGTGCCATTGAAGGGGAATATCGCGTAAAAAGATACCGGAAGTATCCGCGCCGCCATGATTGTCTTTCTCCTGATGCAGGAAAAGCAGAATGGCTAAATCAGCAACAGAGCACAAAGCCGATCAGAGAGCCAAGCAAGCATCATCCGGTATGCGTAAGCTGGAGCTTGTACTTGATGCTCAGGAAATTGAAATGCTGGAGCGTAACTGTGCCACGCGTCGCTTCAGGCGTGCGCCTTGCGAGTTTGGTGAGTACATCGCGTTACTGAGCCGCCAGGATGATGCACGTGTGCGCTGGCGTATAAAATCGATCAGCAGAAAACGGTGCGGTAAGTGCGGCGAGAGAGTTCCTGTTAATTCATGCCCGTGTAATGGTGACTCACAATGCTGGGTGACCAAAGGCTGGCACGAAACAAAATTAATGATATAAATCTCTGTGACATGTCACGGAGGCGGCAATGAAATTAGACCAGCAATATCTAAAAGATCTACTTATCGCATTCGAAAAAACTCGTGGCCCTGACACGATGCTTAGTGAACTAGAGGATAATGGCTTTAATAGATATGACCAAGATTTTATTTTCCATATGCGATTATTATGTGACTACGAATTAATAGTCAGGGTTGATGGAAAACCTGGGTTCGGTCATATATTGTCCAAAGCGTTAGGGGAAGGTGTTGGATATAGTTGGATCGAAGTACCACTGAGGTTGACAGCAAGAGGGCATGATTTTATTGCTGACTTACGTCAAAAGGATGTCTGGCAAGCTATAAAAACAAACTTTAAGGATGAGGGAATTAGTACACTTATGAGTGTTTCAAAATCACTAGCAAAAGGCTTTGCAAGGAAAAAGATAAAAGATATTACAGGAATAGATATTGAATAATTCTTAGCATCAAGCAACTACTGCCTTTGGTGGAAATTATATCTGAACTCGCTACGGCGAGTTTTGTTTTATGGAGATGATAAATGCACTTCCGAGTCACAGGTGAATGGAATGGAGAGCCATTCAACAGGGTTATCGAAGCAGAGAACATCAACGACTGTTATAACCACTGGATGATATGGGCGCAGATAGCACATGCAGACGTAACCAATATTCGAATTGAAGAACTGAAAGAACACCAAGCCGCCTGATGGCGGTTTTTTCTTGCGTGTAATTGCGGAGACTTTGCGATGTACTTGACACTTCAGGAGTGGAACGCACGCCAGCGACGCCCAAGAAGCCTTGAAACAGTTCGTCGATGGGTACGCGAGTGCAGGATATTCCCTCCTCCGGTTAAGGATGGAAGAGAGTATCTGTTCCACGAATCAGCGGTAAAGGTTGACTTAAATCGACCAGTAACAGGTAGCCTTTTGAAGAGGATCAGAAATGGGAAGAAGGCGAAGTCATGAGCGCCGGGATTTACCCCCTAACCTTTATATAAGAAACAATGGATATTACTGCTACAGGGACCCAAGGACGGGTAAAGAGTTTGGATTAGGCAGAGACAGGCGAATCGCAATCACTGAAGCTATACAGGCCAACATTGAGTTATTTTCAGGACACAAACACAAGCCTCTGACAGCGAGAATCAACAGTGATAATTCCGTTACGTTACATTCATGGCTTGATCGCTACGAAAAAATCCTGGCCAGCAGAGGAATCAAGCAGAAGACACTCATAAATTACATGAGCAAAATTAAAGCAATAAGGAGGGGTCTGCCTGATGCTCCACTTGAAGACATCACCACAAAAGAAATTGCGGCAATGCTCAATGGATACATAGACGAGGGCAAGGCGGCGTCAGCCAAGTTAATCAGATCAACACTGAGCGATGCATTCCGAGAGGCAATAGCTGAAGGCCATATAACAACAAACCCTGTCGCTGCCACTCGCGCAGCAAAATCAGAGGTAAGGAGATCAAGACTTACGGCTGACGAATACCTGAAAATTTATCAAGCAGCAGAATCATCACCATGTTGGCTCAGACTTGCAATGGAACTGGCTGTTGTTACCGGGCAACGAGTTGGTGATTTATGCGAAATGAAGTGGTCTGATATCGTAGATGGATATCTTTATGTCGAGCAAAGCAAAACAGGCGTAAAAATTGCCATCCCAACAGTATTGCATGTTGATGCTCTCGGAATATCAATGAAGGAAACACTTGATAAATGCAAAGAGATTCTTGGCGGAGAAACCATAATTGCATCTACTCGTCGCGAACCGCTTTCATCCGGCACAGTATCAAGGTATTTTATGCGCGCACGAAAAGCATCAGGTCTTTCCTTCGAAGGGGATCCGCCTACCTTTCACGAGTTGCGCAGTTTGTCTGCAAGACTCTATGAGAAGCAGATAAGCGATAAGTTTGCTCAACATCTTCTCGGGCATAAGTCGGACACCATGGCATCACAGTATCGTGATGACAGAGGCAGGGAGTGGGACAAAATTGAAATCAAATAATGATTTTATTTTGACTGATAGTGACCTGTTCGTTGCAACAAATTGATAAGCAATGCTTTTTTATAATGCCAACTTAGTATAAAAAAGCAGGCTTCAACGGATTCATTTTTCTATTTCATAGCCCGGAGCAACCTGTGAACACATTTTCAGTTTCCCGTCTGGCGCTGGCATTGGCTTTTGGCGTGACGCTGACCGCCTGTAGCTCAACCCCGCCCGATCAACGTCCTTCTGATCAAACCGCGCCTGGTACCTCTTCTCGCCCGATTCTGTCGGCAAAAGAAGCGCAGAATTTCGATGCTCAACACTATTTTGCATCCCTGACACCAGGTGCTGCAGCGTGGAATCCTTCCCCGATTACCCTGCCTGCGCAACCTGACTTTGTTGTCGGCCCGGCGGGCACTCAAGGTGTAACGCATACCACGATTCAGGCGGCGGTAGATGCGGCAATTATCAAGCGTACCAACAAGCGCCAGTATATTGCCGTGATGCCTGGTGAGTATCAGGGAACGGTATATGTCCCTGCCGCTCCGGGTGGAATTACTCTGTACGGTACAGGTGAAAAACCGATTGATGTGAAGATTGGGCTTTCCCTTGATGGTGGCATGAGCCCTGCCGACTGGCGTCACGACGTCAACCCGCGCGGCAAATATATGCCAGGTAAACCAGCGTGGTATATGTACGATAGCTGCCAGAGCAAACGCAGCGACAGTATCGGTGTTCTCTGCTCTGCGGTCTTCTGGTCACAAAACAATGGCCTGCAACTGCAAAATCTGACCATCGAAAACACGCTGGGCGATAGCGTAGATGCAGGTAACCATCCGGCGGTGGCACTGCGTACTGATGGTGACCAGGTACAGATTAACAACGTTAACATTCTCGGTCGTCAGAACACCTTCTTTGTCACCAACAGCGGTGTGCAGAACCGTCTGGAAACCAACCGTCAGCCGCGTACGCTGGTGACCAACAGCTACATTGAAGGGGATGTGGATATCGTTTCTGGTCGCGGCGCAGTGGTGTTCGATAACACCGAATTCCGCGTGGTGAACTCACGTACTCAGCAAGAAGCGTATGTGTTTGCACCGGCTACGCTGTCCAACATTTACTACGGTTTCCTCGCCGTAAACAGCCGTTTCAATGCTTTCGGTGATGGTGTGGCGCAACTGGGCCGCTCGCTGGATGTTGATGCCAATACCAACGGTCAGGTGGTGATCCGTGATAGCGCCATCAACGAAGGTTTTAACACGGCTAAACCGTGGGCCGATGCGGTGATCTCTAATCGTCCGTTTGCGGGTAATACCGGCAGCGTAGATGATAACGACGAAATACAGCGCAATCTGAATGACACTAACTACAACCGCATGTGGGAATACAATAACCGCGGCGTGGGTAGTAAAGTGGTTGCAGAGGCGAAGAAGTAA